AGCGTATCTTCACTATCGGCCAAATCCAACTCCGTTTCCACAAAAAATCTTCCAAATCCGAGGATTTTTTCTCTTGACAAATCGTCCCAGATGACAGCAGATGGCAGATGGAGGCTATGGTAGGAGGCCCTGTTGGGCCGGAAAATAGGTGTCTCTGTGAAAGGAAGTCAACATGCGGTCATTTCTCGCGGCAATCCTGGTCATGGTAATCCTGTGTGTCCTGTGTTCCACGATCTACGGCGGCGAGGTCCCGCCGCCGGACAACAGCATTTCTCTCGTCGGTCTGGCGAGCGACGATATGGTCTCCGGGCGGCTGCTCAGGGGCGATAGCGGCCGAGTCCAATTGGGCGGCGACGAGACCTGGATGGACGGTATCGCGGCTGAGGAGGTCGAGGGCTGGCGATTTGCTTTTGTGGGGACCTATGCGTTGGTCGACGAGGCTCCGCTGGTATTACCCCTGGTCGGTGGGCTCCTGGCGACGTGGTACATCGGTGGCCTCGGGGGTGCCCTGGTGCCCACAGAGGGTGAGGCTGAGGGTCATTGGGACGCGACGGCGGCCCTGCTCACAGGATTTATCCTGGGGACTGATCGAGCCTGGATCGGCGCGGAATACCAATATGCCCTCACGGATGATCTATGGTCCGAGCTTGCCGACATTCCGGACGAATCAAGGCTGCTGTTCACCATGGGCCTGCGATTCTGAGGAGTAGGGTATGGGTATTCTCGGATCAATCGCGGTCTCGTTGGCCAAGCGGCTTGTTCCGAGCCTGGTCTGTGCCTATTTCACTCGGGAGCGAGGCGAGGCTCACAGAGAGGGGGATCGGCTCAGATGGTGGGGATTCTCCGAGCGGGCCAAGGAAACCAAGACCAAGGCCGACGATTGCATTGCAGTTTATCTCAAGGCCCGCTGCAATTTCCACGACAGCCCCGAGACCAAAGCCAATGCCAGGCTCACGGAGCGGGCGAGATTGCACGGCAATCATCCATGAGGGGATCGGAGTATGAGTGCAGAGGGTAGCAAAGCGGTGGAGGAGGCGGCAAGGCATTATGCGGCGGCGATGGCTGGTTGCCCGGTGCCGTCGCAAAGATGCTTGATCGGGCGCGCCGTGAATGGCGGCGGAAGGTGTGAGGGATGAAGACCAAGACCCAACGCAAGCGATCACCCGCAAAGCGTGTTTCGCTACCTCAGCTCTCTGCCGAGTGTCCGAGATATGCCCCGTGTCCGGTGCTGCGTACCGCCCAGCGAGAGCTGGATGAGATCGAGGCTGCGCTCTGTATTACCGTCCGTAGGATCAAGGATTTACCCGTCCACGGGTATTTCTCAGAGCAATATGCAGAGTGCCGAGGTATCGCAGAGCGGCTGCAATCTGAGTGCGATGGAGTATTGAGTGAGTTGAGAGGGATGTTATGAGCACTACAGCGAGGCAAAACGGCAAGCATCCAGGCGGACGACCTCGGACAAAGAGCCCTGCGGTCATTACGCCTGAGATGCGCAAGCGGATTGAGGAGATGGCGCGGGACCAATGCAAGGACCTGACGATTTCTGGAGCATTGGGGATTGCTGACGATACGTTCAAGCGTGAGTTTGCAGAGATCACACACAAACAGCGATGTAAGGGCAAGGTCGAGTTGCACAAATTGCAGACCAAACGGGCCCGTAACGGCTCCGACACGATGCTGATCTGGCTGGGTAAGCAGCATTTGGAGCAGAAGGATAAGCAGGATATCGCGCATAACGGCACGGTCAACCTTCATGTGGTCTCGTACCGGGATGCAGAGAGCGCTGGTTTTAACCCTGATGGCAGCGCAAAAAGTAAAACTGATTTAACAAAAGTGCCTGGAAACACGGGGTGATACAGGTTGGGTTTTACATTTTGATGGCGATATCAGGCATCGACATCACGCTGCCCTACAAGTTCACGCCTCGGGACTACCAGATCCCGTTTTTGCGGGCGATGGACAACGGGTGCAAGCGGGCGGTGCTGGTGTGGCACCGGCGGGCCGGTAAAGATAAGACGACTTTGCAGGCCATGATAAAGCGGTCTGCGGAGCGGCCGGGGGGTTATTACTACTACTTTCCAACCGGATCGCTGGGTCGCAAGGTGATTTGGGAGGGCAAGGACAACGAGGGGATGCCGTTCCTGGACCACTTCCCGCCGGGTTCGATCAAGCGGAAGAATGATACCGAGATGCTGGTTGAGACGGTCTGGGGGGCTCATTTCCGCATTCTGGGCACGGATCGATTGGACGTAGTGGGGACGAATCCGGTAGGTTTGGTCTTCTCCGAGTACAGTTTGCAGGACCCTCGGGCCTGGCAGTTGGTGCAGCCGATTCTCCGGGCGAATGACGGCTGGGCGGTTTTCTGCTACACGCCGAGAGGCCGCAACCACGGCTATACTCTGTCGTGCATGGCCAAGTCCAATCCAGCGGAGTGGTTCTGTCAGGTGTTGACGGTCGAGGATACCGGAGCAATACCGGTGAAGGAGATTGAGTCTGACATTGCCCGTGGGATTATCAGCCGGCCCTTGGCTCGGCAAGAGTATTGGTGTGATTTCAGCCTCGGGCAGGAGGGGTGTTACTACGCGACTCAATTACAGTGGCTTGAGGAGCACGGCCGGATCACCACGATAGAGCATGACCCGCGGTATCCGGTGTTCACGACATGGGACCCTGGTTTTACGACGGCAATCTGGTTCTGGCAGCCTGCGCCGGTGGGCTTGTGGCATATGTTGCGGTACTACGAGGCATCCGGGCAGGACATGGGGCAATATGCGGTTCTGCTGGATTCCTACAGGGACGAGTACCGTTACCGCTACGGTCAGCACTTCGCCCCGTTCGACGTGGACAATAACCAGTACAGGCTCGTGGCTGCTGAGGGGCTCAAGGAGATTGCCTGGCGGGCCGGAATTCGGTTCACGGATATGGAGATGGAGCGGAGCGTCGATGCCGGGATTGAGCGGACGCGCGAGTTCATGCGGTCCTGTGTGTTTGATGAGGACGGCTGCCGGGTAGGTCTCTCGCGGCTGTCTGGCTACGAGCAGGCGATCAACAAGGGTATGAGCACGCCGGACCAGAATGTCTACCTGGCTGGACCTGCCAAGAACGGTTGTGAGCATGGTGCCGATGCCTTCCGTTACGTGTCCAAGGCAGTTCGTTTGGTCAATCCGGATCGGTTCCAGGACCAGTACGGGCCACAGAGGATCATTGCAACTTCCCGCCGGCAGAAGTTGCCGGTGATGCACAGGATGGGGTTCTGATATGAGGAGGAAGGAGATGGCGGGGAAATGAAGAGGGTGCCGAAGGATCTGTGCGTGTGCCACAAATGCTGGGGGGGCATCGCACATAGGAAGCGTTCAAGAGCGCCCCAGGAGATACATTCTTGGAGTTAAGAACCTACAAGACGATGTCCGAGGGCCAGCAGATCGAGCTGATGGCGCAGCTCTCTGAGTGGCGAGGTGTGGCGGAGAGCGGCTGCAAGGACGCTTTGGAGTCTATGCGGAAGTGCGAGGACTTCAACAACGGGGACCAGTGGGATTCCGCGCTCAAGGCTGATTTGGAGGACCAGGGCAAGCACGTTGCCACGATCCCCCTGATTCGGCCGCAGGTCAACCAACTTGTGGGCAACGTCGTTTCCAATCCCAAGGACATCCATGTCACCAACACGCACGGGGGGGCGAAGAGCATTGCCGATCTCAAGACGGTGGAGCTCAAACATGCGATGGAGTCCAATGACGGGCTGAATCTAATGGCTCACTGGTTCCATCGGGGTGTCATTACGGGCCGGGGCTACCTCTGCTGGATGATGGACTATTCCCAGGACCCTATTCACGGTGATCTGCGGATTCGGCTCTTGCCGGAGATGGACTGTCGGTGGGACCCGACGGCCAAGAGTTACGACTTCAATGGGACTTGTGGGGGCGGGGACGCGGCGGGGTTTTTTTTCTTCGATGAGTGGGTCTCGCAGGAGTGGGCGGAGAAGCGATGGAAGGAGGCGACGGACCGGTTCTCGCTGACCGGGGGCTCGACGGGCACCTTTGGCCAGGTCTACGACAAGGTGACGCAGTTCCTCTATGACGTGACCGGCAAGGGCGGCGAGCGGTTCAGTAGTCGCAGTACGATTACCGAGGCCGATTACTCCGCGACCCGGTATCGGTTGCAGCATTGCTGGTGGATGGAGTACGTGGACTGCTGGTACTGG